GGCGCATACCCCACCACCTACATACCAACAACATCAGCCACCGCCACCCGTGTTGCAGATTCTTTCAGCCGTTCAAACATCTACACCAATGGTTTGATTTCAGCGAGTGGGGGTACTTGGTTTGTGGAGTTGAAAAACAACATTGCATATCCAAGAGTTTCGGGCTATCCTACATTATTTATTTCAAGCAATACTGTGGGTGCAAGTACATTGACATTTGGCATTGGTTCTGTTGGTTCTGCAAGTCGTTTATTTTTATATAGTTGGATTTCGGGAACTTTTACCAACATAGGAACTACATCAACGGACAATGTAAAAGTGGCATTTGCATTTACTACAACCACATTGAAAGTATTTGTTAATGGTTCAGTATTTGCATCTTATACGGGCTTGACTATTGACCCAACAACTATACAATATCTACTGGGTATTGCAGAAGTGCCTTTATTCATCCAACAAATGGCACTTTTCCCAACACCCCTTTCCGATACTGATTGCACAACCCTAACAACCTAAACAATGACCTTTTGCAAATATCAATTCACCAACCCCACCGAATGGGCAACATACAAAGCCCAAATAACGGACACGGAAGGCAACCCCGTAAACTGCGCCATCGTTGAAATAGGACAAATCTGCCTTGCTCACGATGAAGAGGGCAACTGCACCGACCTTTCCCCGTTGTATGCCGTTGATATTCTTTGGAACGATGAGCCGTTAGAGTCATTCGCCACAAAAGAGGTTTTTCCAAATCCAATTGGCGTACACACGTACAGTGGGTGCGATTCACTCTACCTTAATCGTTTTTGTTCTTTCAATCCCGATTCGCCACATTGTAAACCATTGGAAAATTAAATAAAATTAAGTAACTTAGTAATTAAATAAAGTTATGAAATTCTTCGAAATATTCAAAGACGAGCACGGCAAGTTTTCTGCAAACCGTTTCGTAGGCATCTTGTGTGCTGTTGCTTTGTGTGTTACTATGTATCACAATTCTTTTTCCGAAGAACATACTGCACCTGCTGCCATTTTAGTAGAGTGTGTAACCGCCCTTGCATTTGGTGCATTGGGTCTCGGAGCCGCTAATAAGATTTTCAAAAAGAAGAATGGCGAAGGATAAGCCCATACCGAAAACCACCAAAGGTAAAAATGCCAATTACCTCCCCACCAAGAAAGGTGCAGGTATGACGGCTAAAGGTGTTGCTGCATATCGCAGAGCAAACCCCGGAAGTAAATTAAAGACAGCCGTTACTGGTAAGGTAAAGGCAGGAAGTGCAGACGCTAAGAGACGCAAATCATTTTGTGCTCGTAGTGCTGGTCAAATGAAAATGTTCCCAAAGGCGGCCTCAGATCCAAATTCTCGTCTGAGACAGGCTCGTAAAAGATGGAAATGTTAATATGTATAACTGCAACTTTGTAGCCAAAAAGCTAGAACACAACAACTCAAAACCTACCAAGCAAAGCGGTAAGGTTAAAGTATCAAAGAATAAACCAACAAACAATGGCAAAAAATAAAACACTAAACTACCAAGGCATGCAAAAAAGAATTGCCGAAACAACTAAACCCGGTACTCCTCCAGCAGGAAACCCTGTGTACAGAATTGAACCTCGTACTGCTTCTTATCAAGACAGTCTTGCTGCCTACAACAAGATTAAGGGTAAAGCTGCCGGTGCAGAAAACCTTAAACCTAAAGGTGCACCAAAAAAATATGTTGGACAATCCAAAATAAAAAAATAATGATGCCTAAGAAACCGATAAAAAGTACCGGAAAGGTGGCTCCATCAAAAGTAACTAAACCAAGCAAGATGTCAAGCACAGGTTCTAAGAAGATGGCATCTAAATATGGTGAAAAACCTCCTGTAGTAGGTCCTGCTACTAAAAAGGAAAGTATGAAACAGGCAATCAAGGCCAAAGCTCCTTTGAGTGCTACTGGTGCTGCTAAAAAACGTAAAGAGGTAAAGACTAAAATCGCAGGTATGGGTGCCACTATGCTTGGTGCAGCTGCTGATATGATTAATACCAAAAGACGTTTGACAGGTAAATCTTACATCCCAACTAAAAGAAAACCATAATGGCTACTAAAAAGACTCCCGGACCCCTGATGCAAAAGGTCAAGGCTCGTGTAAACAAAACCAAAGCAGTCGCAGGTGCAAAAGCAAAATCAGCAGGTACCTTGGTAAAGCAAGAAGGTCGTGCTATTAGTGCGAGTGTTGCTGCTCGTAGAGGTGATATGCAAGATGATAATACTCTTGGTTATGTAAAGCGTCAAGGTCGTCAAAGTGCAAGACGAGCAGAGCGTGCTAAAAGAATTTACGAACGTAATATAAGCAGTCCTAGTGCTCCTAAATTCAAAGGTGAAAACTTGCCCGGAAGCAAAAGAAAAGCTGTTCGCACAATCAGCGAAAATTTGAATACTGGTTTGCAAGGAAGAGCACGGAAGAAATTGGCCAAAGAATATTACGCAGATTTGAAATCTAAACCAAAGACAATGGAAGAAATGCGTAAGCAGAACAAAAAGAAATCTAAGCAGGCATCTAAATGTATCCCTGGAGGTAAAGGTAATAACTTGTGTTCGCCACAAGGACGTAATAATGAAGGAGGATTTTAATCATGAAAAAACCAATAAAGAAGACCGCTACTAAGAAGATTTCTGAGTACGGTGGTATGGAAAAGTATGCTTCTAAGAAGGCTGAAATGAAACACGAAAAGAAAGAGGGAAAGAAAGTTGAAGCCAAAGAAAAGATGATGTATGCTGCTTCAAAGAAAAAGGCAGTTGCTAAAAAGCCAGCTAAAAAACCTTTTATCTACGGAAACTAATGGCATACGGAACTAAGAAACAGCGTTCTGCTATTGTTAAGAAAGCAGTTGCCGGCAAAGATCTCCAAGGCAAAGGTAAGGAGTTTAAAACTGTTGCCAGTAAAGTTGCTGCCTCTTATAAGAAAAAAGGGATGTCTGCTGCAAAAGCCACCGCAATTGGTAAGGCTACTGCTGCCAAACAAATGTGGAAATCCTTAACCAAGAAAAAGAAATGATCCAACAAACTGATTCCACAGCCGATGGGCTGACGATTATGACTGGGGCCTCAGCCCTTATCTCTATTGCAACTGCTTGGCAGCCTGTTGTGGCTGTTGTCGTAGGACTGATCGGATGTGTATCGGGTATTATGGCAATCATTTATTATTACAAGAAAATAAAAGAATGAGTGCTCCTAAAGTTAAATCTTTTCCAATTTCGTTTGATGAGTTTCGTAAACAACCAGTTACTGCCGTTGCTTTTTGTATGCTTGTGGCTGTTAGCTATCTCTATTATGACGGTAAGACAAGCTATCTTGACCAGATTGAAAAATCTAATAAAAAGATTGACGCTCTTGAGCTCAAGGTAGATAAGATGGGCGCTGCTTTGAAGAAGAGCGATAGTGCACTTGCTGCTGCTATAACAGAACTTCGTATAATCAATGCCGTAAAAAAACTATGAGAACTCTCATCGTTGCTTTCTGTGTATTCTTATTAATGATTGAAATCGCATTTCCGGTTGGTGCAGTTGTTACTCCGCCAGTTGATGAAATTGATGTAATGCTTGCTAAGATTCAGAAGAATTTGGCATTGGCCTCAGAAGTAACACAAGTTGCCCAAAAGAAAAGTGCAGCACTTGTTGCACAAAAGGTCGAGGAAAAAGCAGAACTCAAAGAAGCGGTTGTAGTTGCTAAGGCAAAGGCAGAGGAAGTGGTGAAGGCAATGGAAGTGATTGAACAGAAGGTTGAATTCTACCAAGTTAAGATGATTGGTAATAACATTGACACCTCATTTCAAGAAGTTAGTTTCGGAGGCCCGATCTATGAGGCTTATTTGAACTACGTTGAAGAAGGTGGAAAAGAAGATTTCGAGTGGTTTAGATTATATTTATGGCAGCCAAAGTAAAAATAGCAAATGCTGTTTCGGGTTATCTAAAAGATAAAATGACTCCTCCCAAAAGAGACTCACAGGGAGTTATTATCTCAAAAAGAAAACAGGCAGCCAGAAAAATGAGAACCACAAGCAGAAAAAACGCTGATGGTGGACAAAGTACTCATGTTATGGAATGGGGAGAAGGTGACGGAAAATATAAATATCAAGTAAATCCTACGATATTTCCAGAAAAAGATGGATCATGGAAAGATTTGGGAGGTCAAGGAAATGCAGCATATTTAGAAGCAAAAAAGCGTGGAGAAGTCATTGGATTTAAAAGCAAAAGGAGAGCAGAGAGATTTGCAGCAGGATCATGGAAAAAGGGCAAAAATCGCAGGGAAGCCATGAGAAATTATCGACAAGCCAAAAAAGAAGAAAGACAAAGCAATGGCTAAAGTAAAAGCAAATAAAGAACTTGCCAAGTGGAAACCCAAGGCATCCATTAAAAGGCCGGGTGTTGTTTCCAAGAAGAAGAACTCATCTTTGAAAACCTCAAAGAATTACAAGAAAAAATACAAAGGTCAAGGACGATGATGAGCGGCTTCCTATTTGGGTTATTATTTGTTACCTTTACAATAGGAATCTCCTACATAGTTGGAGAAATAATCGAAAAGAAAGATGAAAAACAAAATCGTAGGTAAGAATAAAAGACCAGCTTCAAATAAAGCCACAGGACGTGATTACAGCTACGATAAAGAATATCAGAAGGGCAAGGTAGCATATCGTCAAGAACTCAACGCAGAGGCCCGCAAAAGAGGTATTTATGGCAAGCGTGCAGCCGCAGGTACAAATTTATCTCATACCAAGTCAGGAAAGATGGTAATCGAAAGCGCAAAACGCAACAAAAGTCGTAATGGTTCTAATGGCAAGTCTACCAAAAAATAATTACCCAATACTAATTTCCCTCCAAACTTTCATAGCCTTTCCATTCTGATACACTATCATCGGAATTGTTTTCTTTTGTGGGGCAGCCTCAACTTTCTTCTTGAGTTTTTCCATTAGATCTTTGTGGTAGATTTCACAACCAACAATAGCATCCAATAAATCCGTGTTCTCTGTAATGTAGACCTTTGCCTCTTCGATTATCTGCATTATATAAACAGACTCAAAGTTTTTCCTCAAATAATCAATCAAATAGGCATTTGCTCTCTCTGCTGTGTGGTCATTCTTATACCAACCATAAGGTCTGTCTTTACTCAAGAATGTCTTACCCAAGTTTCTAGGAGAAGGAGCCAATAAGTCTTGGCGATTGTTTGTTCGATAAGTATCCAAGATAACACCACCTCGGTTAATCTCAATCATTACTTTAGCACCACCAAAATAATCCTGTAGATTGATGTTGTTTGTCATAATCAAATCTGGATCTGCTGCTCTTTCTTTGTAGAACGCAACGTATGTATTGGTGTCTAAGTTCTTGATTGCTATACAGTTATCAGAGCCATCTCCCAGTTTAGAAGAGATAAATGGAATCGGGTCCATCCCTGCTATGTATTTGTGGTTGGGATTGTATCTCTCAAGTAGTGTGAACTTTCCTTCTTTGTCTGGCTTTACCTGAAGTTCTCCGCTGATGTCTTTGTAAATCATACATTTTTCAATCGGTGGGGGCTCAGATAAAATAATCCTTTCCTGCTGATTCAATTTATGAATAACATCCACAGGCAAAGCACCATGAGAGGTAGAAGAAAACACCTCATTAATATCTAATGGATACTGTTTAATAAATGAGTTCAAGAATGACTTATCCTCAATCTTATCTAACTTCTCACGGGTTTTATTGATCCATTCAGTAGCACCTTCAATATCAGAGTATCCATTGGGGCAGAAATTCAGAATCTTTCCTGTCTCTCTACCATCTCCGTCAATCTCAGGGGCTTCCATAATACCCATATTTCCAGGAAGAAATACAGTTAATAGATTTAGGTTCTCTGCATTCTTCCAAAGATTGTTTGCGAGTTTCTGTCCCACACTAGTTGATTCTCCTGCGCTTCCTCCAATGACGATTGGTGCCACCTTGATAAAACCAGACTTAACGCTTGCTTGAGCCGACTTATAAACCTGATCAGCTTTGCTGTGCAACATACACTCATCAATCAATACGTGCATCGCACGGTAGGCTTCTAATGCAGTTGGAGTATCTTGTGTTTCTCTTGTTATAATCTGAGAATCCAATCCGCTAATCTCACCTGTCTTTTGGTCTTTTACTCCCATGTGCAAATATCCAACCTGACGAGTTGAAATGATATCGGGCTTGATATAAGGATTCAGATTATCATAAATAATTCTTGTTTTTTCTTTGAATAGAGTTTCCAAACGAGTTTTATCTGCACTGGTAATCAATGAAGTAGATCCCGGGTTTGTAAGTGCAATCCACATTGGGGCAACTCCACCGAAGATTAACGAAAGACCAATCTCACGTCTCTTCGTTACAAACAAGTCATGATTTGTATTTCTAGCATTTATGTAAGCCTCGTAAATCAATTCGTCTACATCTCTCCAAATAGGACGTTTTCTGAACCCTCTGGCATCTTTAATCATACACTGTGTCAGTGCAAAATAGTGAATGCCAGTTAGACCAAACTTTCCTTCGTGCCAATTCTCCATTTCATTTCCCCACCAAATATCCTTTTCTTTATTTGTTGAGTGGGGGTCTAATCCGTATTTACTAAACCATTCGTTATATTCAAACTTAGGTAGTTTCTTGTTTTCTATAATCTCAATCATCTCAACTATACACGTTTAGCAGACGACATTCTATCCAAAAATGACACGCTGTCATCAACTACTTCCTTTTCGGGATATGCTTCTAACTTAGCCAATTTCAATGACTTATTAATCTTATCCCCAGCCTGTAACAGTTGGAAAAGACCCTTCTGATAATCGTCATCGAGATTGAGGGTCTTGTCCTTTACTGCATCCATTAACTGTTTTGAGGCAGATACCAGCGTAGAATAGAAATCTTTAGCAGGATCTGTGTCCTGTAATCTTATTCTTTCGATAGCATCTGCCTCAGATATTTTATTTTCCTTTAGGAACTTTTGGAGTTTTTCCATCTTTGATAGACTTTATCTTTTTCTTTTGGCTTTCTATCTGCTTTTGTGCTTTGTTTTTAGCCTCATCGTTTTGAGTCTGCTCATAGAATTCCCACCAACTGAAAAGTTTTTCGAGTTCTTTTACTTCTTTGTTTATATTCGCCATAGGTTTATTGCTGTTTTCCAAAATTCCAAATCAAATTCAAGCATATCTCCTTCGAGTATCTCCCACTTCAAAGACTTAACCAGCTTGAAAAGGTTTGCCAATGAGTGTAGTTGTGCTACTGAAGGGTTGCTCACGTACTTATAATCTCCATTTACTCCTCCATGTATTGCGAGGTGAATCTCGGTCTGAGGCCTCAGAACATGAATTTTACCTTCTCTATCAAGAAAGTGAGTAAACAAGTCTTCTTTATGTCCCAATCCTCCTACATGATAAGTAGTAGTATCGAGTTTTGGTTTCTTACGAGCATACTCCAAGACCTCAGTAGCAACTAATCTATCTTCGGGTCTTGTATATGTCCAATAGACGTAGAGTTTCATAACTTAGACCATAGAGGATCTTGTGTGAATGAAGTAACCTTTTGGGGTTCTTTAGCGTACACTGCATCAGGATGTATAAATTCCTTCGGTGTGTTATGCTCAATCATTTTCTGAAGATACCATTGGGCTTTCTTCAAGTCTTCTACTCCACCCTTTTCTTCACAACGCCACAAGTATTTAATTATATTGGCGGTACAGATTGCATCCAATCCGGTCTTGTTTACAGTTGCTGCCTCAAGAGCCTCGATACATTCAACTTTTCCTTGCTTATAGTGTGATGGGTTAATGTTGTCTTTCATATTTATAGAATTTTGCCGTCTAAAATTTTCATGTTGTTTACGTGGAATGTTCCGTCACTATTGACATCAACAAAAGCAAATCCGTGTGACCAACGAAGATAACCATATGGTCGGTATCCTGGAGTTAATTCACACAAACAACCCATTGACCAAACACCAACTTGTTCTCCGTGAAGATTACTTTCGGAGTGGTGACTTATTTGATGGTTGTGGCCAAAGATAACTGAAGTTTTGGCTCTAATAAACATACCTCTTGCTGCGTTTACGGGACTAAAAACAGACTCAGCTAACTCGTGACCATGAAGGACTGTCAACTTACCTATTTTAATCATTTCTCTACCTACTGGAATAATCCTAAAATGTTCTAAACGTAATAAGTTTTCAAGAGATATGTCTTCAATATCAGCCATTTCTCTAGCATTTCTCAAAACATAATGACGCATGCGCTCACAGTGGTTGCCAAACTTATAGAAAATTGCTTGCGTTGGAAACAGTTCTCTCAGATAAGACAAAAAGTTTCTAGTCATTTCTAACTCCTCTGAAATCTTGGGTCTTTTGATTTCCTTTTCGTATTTGGACGCTTCGTACATATCCAATAAGTCACCATTCAAAATGATATGTGTAGCACCATTAGCTACTCCAAATTCCAAAGCACAAGCAAGAGCCTTATCATCTTGGAAAGGAATGTGGATATCAGAAAGAATTAAGTACTTTCCTTCTCCTAACTGAACGTGTTCTGGGGCCTCAGAC